TTCATGCAGAATCCGACTCTCGAGTTGACGGACGAGCAGCGTCGAGACGTGTCTGCCAACAGACAGATCCACCAGGGAGATCTACTGAGGAAGTTCTACGATCGGATTATCGGAGAGCAAGAATTTGCTAGCCTTTCGTATAACGTCGTCAATTTCACGGATCAGGGAATCGAAAAGAAGCTGTACGATTTTGTTTCGGGATCGTTGGAAGTCATTCTTGAAGATGCGGACATCACTGTCTCAGCCAAAGGTAAGAAGGAAGCGGACTACAAAAAAGAGCTAGCAGCCAAGAGATCCAAGAATAGAAAAGATCTGCAGACATTGCAGAGGAAGATTTCTTACGCAAATCGTCTGACAGGCAAGGACATCGGAACAGATTTCTTGCAGAGAAGCATGCAACAACCTCGAGAAGAAGGTGTTTTCTTCCTCGAAAATGATGGCAAAAAGTTGACAGATCGAGACGTGTCGGTCGATAACCTGAAGAAGGTATCTCTCAAATCTCAGATCAATTCGAAGGTATACGACACCATCGTCAAAACTGCTCTCTATAATCCGACTCATACCATCTCTTCCGAAATGGTCAAGCTAGCCTCTGTTTCAGAAGCTCGACAGAAAGAAGCTAGATCAGAAACGACGCAGATTTCTCAAACTGATTATATGACGATCGTCAAGCCGATCGATATCTGTACGACACCGACTATCACGGTTACTTCTGCCAAGAAGAGGATCGTGGGCTATGTGATCGACAAGTGGGAGCTTTTGCCAAATGGAGATCTTGTCGCCAAGGAGCCGATTCTTCTAGAAAATCAATATGTGTCCACCGCGGTTGATTACAAGGTCAGGTACGGCGGCAAATACGCTTACCAGGTTCGAACCGTGGCCGAATACACGATGCCGGCTATCACTCAAGAAGATCACCAGCTCGTCGTCATCAAGCTTTTGATCTGTTCTAAGCCGACCAAAAAACTGTTTGTAGAGTGTATCGAGGCTGTTCCGCCGCCCTTCCCGACTGATCTAGATTTCGTGTGGGACTACGAACACAATAATCTGATCGTGACATGGACCTTCCCGCCCAACTCTCAAAGGGACATCAAGAAATTTCAGGTTTTTCGTCGCCGCTCTATTAAAGAGCCGTATCAATTGCAGAAGATGTACAACTTCGACGATACGCTCCGACCGGAACCCTTTGTTGATGTCGACCCGGAAAATGTTCCGGACGACTTCATCGAATACATGACGAATCCCAAGTTGACGTACATCGATACTGACTTCAAAAAAGACTCGAGTTTCATCTACTCCGTTTGTTCGATCGATGCTCACGGGTTCACTTCCAATTATTCGACGCAGATGCAGGTGTCGTTCGATCGATTTGCCAATCGTTTGGTAAAGAAGTTGATCTGCATTTCCGACTGCCCCAAACCGTATCCGAACATGAATCTGGCTAGCGATACTTTCGTCGACGTCATGTACCACGAGAATGGATCTCGAATGAAGGTGTACTTCACGCCTGAATATCTTGAGCTCTACAATAACGAAAATCAGATAATCCCGATCCTCAGCACCAACCAAAAGGATGCCGAATATCGAATTCAAATCATCAACCTCGATGCTCAAAAAGAGCAGGTCATCAATATCGAAGTTGAAGATCGTCGACGATACGACAAGACAAAGGAAGAGCTCTACAAGGGTTCCGGTCTGAAGTCGGTCGATCCGGATCGTTTTAAGCTCTGAAGAGAAGTGGATATATTACTATCGTGAGTAGCATTGAAATTCCAGCTTTTCCTGACGAATGTCCGTTATGTAACACAACATACGAGAACGTCGGACATCCCAGAACGGGAGCGATCATGATGCGGATCTGCAAGTGTAAGATCACTATGCAGCAGACGGATTACGGAACAATTACGGTAATCACTCCGCCCGAAGAGGAAGCCAAATGATGGAAATTCATCACATGTCGGCTTCAAACATCTGCTTTAAGACATCACCTGCGGTGAGCCATCCTGGTTTTATCCAGGTAGTGAAAGACGGAAATGTGTTAGGAGAAGTCGATGCAAATTTCGATTTTTCCAATCTGCCGGGTGAGTATCACATTTTAGCCTTGAAGCTTCTGAACGGCCATCGAATCGTGATGCCGTCTGATCACCCTTCTGAACAAGAGGAAAAGCTTTCGTCTAGACCTTGGTGGAAGATTTGGTGATATAATAGAGTCTGGCATGATCGTCTACCTGGTCGAGAACAAGAGGAACGGCAAGCGCTACGTCGGGCTGACGAAGCACGATCTGGATACCCGTTGGGGACAGCACGTCAAGGATGCCTTGCACGAGCGTTCCAACATGCTGCTGCACAAGGCCATCCGCAAGCACGGTCCCAACGGGTTCGTTCGCGTCGTTATTGATACGGGGCAGTCCGAGGAGCAGTTGAGAGAGTTAGAGAAGAGTTGGATCGAGGCTCTGGGGACTCACGTCTCTCGAGGAGGGTATAATCTGACTTTGGGCGGAGACGGCTTGCTGGGATATAAACACAGCGAAGAGACCAAGCAGAAGATGAGCGAGTCTCGTAAAGGGGAACGCAATCCGAATTTTGGCAAGCATTGGGGCAAGCTAGAATGGTCTGAGGAAGACCGCCAAAAATTGGCTAAAAAGAGAATGGGCGAAGATAATCCCTTCAAAGGAAAGCATCATTCTGAAGAAGCTCGAAAGAAGATTGGAGACGCTCAATTCAAGAAAGTTGCCCAGTGCGATGATGAGGGTCGCACGATTGGTGTATTTAACTCAGTGATTGAGGCAGCAACCAAGTTGGCTCCGAGCGAAAAATCGATATATGCAGCTCGAACTGGCATCGCTAGGGCATGTAAGTACCCTACTCGTCGGGCCCTGGGTTTCAAGTGGAAATACTTAGAAAATCAAAAAGGCTAATGATATGGGCTATTTGGATCATTCAACTAACAATATACTTCTCGACGCCGTTCTGACGGATACCGGTCGCCAGTTTTTGGCTCGAAACGATGGTTCGTTTTCGATCAACAAATTTGCCCTGGGCGATGATGAAGTCGATTACACTATCATCCAAAAGTACGGTCGAACCGTCGGCAAAGAAAAGATTGAGAAGAACACGCCCGTCTTCGAAGCCCTGACGAATCAGGCATATGCCCAAAAGTTTAAGCTGATCAGCATCAGCAATCCGAATCTGATTCGATTGCCCGAGCTCTCTCTTTCTGGAGACTCTAACGTCAACGGTTCGGACGCCGTCGTCACTCTAGGAAAGAGCACCCAAAAGACGGCCAACATCACTATCGAGCAGACGGTGCAGAACGAAACGTCTATCGATGTCGAGCTTAGAGATCAAACTTTCGTCGTCGAAGTCAACAGCCTCTTTTTGCAGGTTCTTAGATCGGCTCCCGACAACGTCGACGGACAACAGCGAGCGACCTACATTTTGACCAGGTCACCCAACGAAAACTCGCTGCACGGTTCGACCGTGCAATTTACGCTGAGCGTCAAAAGCTTGACCGATGCGCAATTCACCGTGTATGGTTCAACCAGCAACAAAAACATCATCACGACGTATGTCAGGGTGACCGGAGCCCAGTCAGGCGCTGTCAAGGAATTCCGAGTCAACATCAACAAGAACCTGTGATGGTACGAGGAGTCTAAAGAGTAATGGCTATCTTCAAAGAGATCACACCCGCTGATATCAAGACGTCTCGTACGTTTTTGAATCAGCTCATCGATATTCTACAGATGGACGTCAGCGGGTCATCGACTCGAAAGAAGTACCAAGTCTTCGTTACGGGCGGAGTCGGACCGGGAGTTACTAGCTCTCTGTTCCAGACCGTATACGACCAGGACTTTACTCTGCAGACGGCCAATCCGATCTTCGACGTGACAATGGGTCTGTACTACACGGGCTCGATCGTCAACGGAGCGAAGCTAGGTACCGATGCCGCAGGCAAGTTTCTTTTCCCGTCATCGTCTCTCATGATGAGAGAAAAAATCGATGTCTACAAGCAATTTGCTTCAGCTTTGCTTGGAGATGCCAACGGACAATTCGTCGCTCCTTTCGATTCGACTTTGACGTCCGACCAGATCGACGGCGCGTTTTTCATCGCCTTCAAACGACTGTTTCATCGAGATCAGATCAAGCGAGAGACTTTCGCAATGCGCTGGTATCAGACGGCGTCCATCTCTCTGACGGCAGGCACATACGACTCCAATAATTTGACCGTTACGAGCGAGTACGGTTCGAGCATCTACACAGACGTCGGATCGTCGGCAAACAAGATCGTCGCTTTCGGAGGAAATGTCGGTAACATTGTCGATGCTGCCAACACGTCGCGCACCGTAGGTTTGCTTTTCTACGATCGGGGTGTAGCCGTTCTAGACCTATCGAAGATCATTTCTGGTACGCAGGCGGCCCGTGGCATCATCTCCGGCATGAACGCCGCAGGAGGAACCGGCCCAAACTTCAATCCTGGTCAGACGTTGATCGGTCGACCCACCGCTGAGAATCCTTTTGCTAAGTTCATTCCGGACTTCATGGTATCAGCGTCGATGGACAACATCATCGATCACCTGTGCGCCGCCCGATTCTCTTCAGGTAGCTTTACTGCTGTTACGTTCCAGAACATCACGAATATCAACAGCACTTTGATCTTCGCTAGAGCCAATGCCGATGAATTCAACTATTCGTCCAATCCGACATTTACGGATGACGACAATAGGATCGTCGTCATCGATTCGGGACAGGAAGATACTCAGCAAACGTTTACCTTCGTCTCTTCTGTCGGACTTTATGACGCTAACAACAACCTATTGGCTGTTGCTAAGCTAAGCCGACCGGTCGAGAAGAGTCCTGAACGCGATCTGACATTCCGAGTACGTCTAGACTTCTAAGGGACCTGGCCCGGGAGACCGGGTATAGTTATACGAGGCATGTCCCTTCAGAAGGTATCGCCCGATAGTATCGAGACGTTCACCGTCAAGACTCGGCCCCATAGATTCTTCTCATCCTCCTCTTTTGGAGTCACGGGATCGGTTTACGTTTTTGCTCGCCGATCGGCCAGAGAAAAAGAAACACGTCAGCTTCCCGCCTTTGTGGAGGAAAGCAGAGACGATTCTAACTTAGACTCTCTAGTCGAGGATATGCGAGCGTATGCTCGCGACCGGACAAACATCCAAAAAGCGCTTGAAGCTTACTTGTCAGGTGTGAATGCCCAGGGCGTATCTGCTAGAAAAAACAAGTACTTGGATGTTTTGAGGTTCGTCCCGTCAGTGACTTTCTCCAAAAATACTCAGAGAAAGCTCATCGTCAAAAACGTCCTCAACCCGTACTACAGAAATATTCATCCTAAAGCTCATTGGGCCTACACAAACTATTTCAGTCTGAATTTTTTTACGGCCAGTTCCGTGCCTTCGGATGCGGCCCTGATATATCCGGATGATCTCTCTAAGTCCAACTCGATAGTCATCGACGGTCAGACAGTCCAGCTCGAACCGGGCAATTACGTTTTGCCCGATGAATGGAGTTTCGACTTCTACATCAATCCGAGATATGCGCAGGAATCTGCTGACATCCCCTTTAGAGCGGGCACGATTTTGCATGTTTCGAGTTGCTATGCTGTTTCGCTAGTGACGGGATCTTCTAAGGATCCGAAGGGATTCTCAGACGGCTTCAGATTGATGTTGCAGCTGTCACATTCTGCGGACATTAGGCCCTCTCAGGCCATTCCGGGAAATTGGCCTCACAATCTCGTATTCCTATCTGACGATAACAGTCTCATTAGAAATCACTGGCATCATGTCGTCATTCGATGGGGCGGAAACAACATCAATGCCGGCACCGGTTCTTTTGTCGTTGATGGTATCGAAAGAGGCACATTCAACATTCCGTCGGCGACAGTCGCTCCGAGATACAACAATAACGTCGACGAGCCGGCGGCTCTGTTTGTCGGAAACTACTACGAAGGCATCAATTCGGGTACGAATTCGATATCGTACTTCTTCGCCGCGGACGTCGCTGAAAGAGAAGGATTGCTGCAGCTCGATCCGACGACGGGATACGATATGCCCGTCACTTCGACGTTTAGACACCAACTCAATGCCGAACTTCACGATGTCGCTATCAAGCGATACTACATGACGGATACCGACATCGCTGTTTCGTCTTCTGTCGGACCGATCGAGGCTAAGCTTCACAAGACGGTTTTCTATCTTCCTCCCTTCTTTACCAAGAATTCTCCGACTCGAAAATTCGTTGGTACATACGGCGGAATTCCACAAACACCGTTCTTCTCTGTAGATGGAACGACGGATGATCCGTTTAACGTCGGCATGTCATTTGGTGTCGGCGGACATTACATGAATCTAGAGAACTTTACGTACGACTTTGCATCGGGCCAATGGCCACGATTGCTAAGCCTATCGGCAAGCGAGATTCAAGGTACTACTTCGGCTTCAAGCGCTAATGATCACCTGTATAGCTTTCCAGCTACCGGATTGAGGAATCTTTTGATTCTTCCCTGCGACGACGGAGCCTTCTTCCCCAATTACGACTTGCTTGAAAATTTCGTTGGCGCTAGCCAGAAATACACCGATGATCTTGGAGTAGATGATTTCGCGTGGATCAATCTTGACAACATGGTCGATTTGCAGATCATCAAGTACGCCATTCCGGGAGATTCTGGCAGCTTTTTTACAGCTGTCGCCGGCGCTACTCCCGAGGATCCTGGATTGGAAGAGGGAGTTTCATACGCCATCTTGCAGAGAACGAGAGATCCGAGTTCCAATCAAGTCGCTTTCTTTGATATCAGCAACTTGTTTTACGGCAACAGAATCTATCCGCAGACGTTGGAAATCAAAGATACCGCTTTGACAGCTTCCCGCGGTCGAGTGCAGATTACTCTCAAGGATGACGGTTACGGCAACGTTTATAGGGCCGACGCCGCCACGCCGAATGCTCAATGGTCCTCGGTCGGCAACATCTACTATAACGAAGGTATTGTAGTCGTCAAGGATCCTAGCCTCTATTTCTTCGGAAAGGAGAGGTTCGACATCGATTTCCGAGGAGATCAGAACATCCACGTGATGAAGATCAACGCCATTCTTGGAGCCAATGAATTCAATTCGTCGTCAAATCCGAATTACATGTCCGTTTCGGCTTCGGCATATCCTAATGACGTTGATCCGAATTTCGTCTACGTAACTGGCATCAACTTTCACGATGACAATTTCAACGTAGTGGCGAAAACTGCTCTAGTTCAACCAATCGTCAAGAGAAAAGGTGAGAGATACCTGTTAAGATCTAGGATAGACTTCTAAGGGAGACTATCATGCTGTTGGATCTTAAGGCTCTCGCCGCGAACCTTGCCGTTCCTATTCGGGGAGCTTGTCACATCGGGGCTCATTACGGAGACGAAAAGAAGACTTATACTGAGCTCGGCATCAAAGATGTCGTTTGGTTCGAGGCAGATCCTCAGACCTATCAAATCTTGAAGAACAACGTCGAACCCTACGGGCATCTAGTTTACAACGTATTGTTGGCCGATGTAGAGAAGAATTATCAATTCAACGTTACGAGCAATAGGGGAGCATCCTCTTCCTTGCTACGACTCAAAAAGCATGCTCAACATCACCCGCATGTTGTCGTAACGTCAATCAAAGAATTGCCCGGACGTCGATTCGACTCCTTTTCTAGGGAGGTCGGGCTCGATCATCGAAAATACAATCTTCTCAATATTGATGTGCAAGGAGCCGAGCTACACGTCATCAAGGGAATGGGCGATCTGATCGATAATTTCGATTATGTGATGGCCGAAGTTAATGAGGCCGAGCTTTACGAAGGTTGTGCTTTGCTTCCCCAATTGAATGATTACCTGTTCAGTCGCGGTTTCTCTATGCAGACGAAGTCGATGACTAAGTACGAATGGGGAGATGCTTTTTATACGAGGACTCATGCCCGTCAAGAAAAAGAAAAAGAGACGAGGTAAGCGTCGTCGAAACATCGGAAAGTATGAGTCTCCTAAAGCCGGCACTTGCACCTTTAGAAGCTCTTGGGAGAAAGCTTTCTTCGTCTATTTGGACGCTAATCCCAAAGTCGTAGCTTACGCCTCAGAAGGACTGAAGATTCCGTATGTTTCGAATGTACGCACTGGACGCCAAAGAAACTACATTCCTGATTTGCTGGTAACATATGATGACGGTCACCGCGAACTCATTGAAATCAAGCCGAAAAAGCGTCTGACACAACCTAAGAACGTCAAGAAGTTTGCTGCTGCTCGAGATTGGTGTTTACGAAACGGCTGCCTCTTTGTACTCCTTACAGAGATCGATCTCAAAGGGTTAGGACTCATCTGATGAAAATAATGGGCTTAGATATCTCAACGTCTGTCGTAGGCGTGACTATCCTTGACGAGAATTTCAACGTTGAATTGATGACGCATATATCATTCAAATCATCGATGAATTTTTGGGAAAAGGCCGATCATGCTTTGGAACAGTTTTGGGAGATCTTCGATAAGCACGGAGCGATGCACGCTGTCTATGTTGAAGAGCCTGTCTTGAGTTACAGCCCGGGAAAATCTTCTGCCCAAACGATCATGACGCTAGCTAAATTCAATTACATCTTGAGTTATGAGATACGGCTACATCAGAATAGAGATCCGATTCACATTACGGTCGGAGAGGCACGGAAGACGTGCGGTATCAAAACGGTTCAACGTAAGAAAGCCGGTGGGCTGTCTCACAAGGAGCAAACGTTCAAATATCTGACTTCCCCTGGGCAGCCGCTTCATGGCGTTCCTTTTCCGAAGACGAAAAACGGCACATACAAAAATTATGTGGCCGATGAAGTCGATTCATATGTCATTGCACGGGCAGGTGTCATTCTAGCTCCGAGTCTCAATAGACCCAATCTGTAGGTTTATGTACATAAGTCCTTTAACAGGTTAGGTCTTAAGTTGGTGCTAGCCGCAACCGACAAGATCAAGTTTATTGAAAGTGTTTTCGGATCGGGTCGGCTATCAGCCCGGGGCGAGAATATTGCAGTATCATGTCCGGAATGCAAGGGCATTGACAAGGGTAAGAAGAAGCTTTCGATTCGTCTAGATGACGATTTAAATCACTGTTGGGTCTGTGGGTGGAGTGCCTGTAACCTCTTAGCATTGTTGATGAAACATGCTAATCGAGAAGACGTCGAAACTTATCGTCGAACGTTCCTGCCGTACGTCAACAGAAAAAAAGACGAGGGAACTATTGATGTGATCCCGTTGATTCCTCGCGGGTTCAAGTCTTTGTATTGTCATTTCGATTCGAATGATCCGGATGTCAAGGCTGTCATTCGATATGTCATGGCTCGAGGTCTGACAAAAAAGGATGCCGCGTACTTTTTGCTCGGTGTCTCAGACGATTACGAGTATCGACGCCGCGTCATCATGCCGTCTTATGATTCCGAAGGTCGTCTGAACTTTGTGACAACAAGGGCTATTAATGATGTAGTCCGACCGAGATACGTCAATTCAAAAAACTCAAAGTCGGACGTCGTCTTCAACGAACTGAAGATCGATTGGACTCAGGAACTAGTCATCGTAGAAGGTCCCTTTGATCTTATGAAGTGTCCAGAAAATTCGACATGTCTCTTGGGCTCTGAGCTCAATGAATCCCATCTTCTATTTTCCAGACTTCTCGAGCACAATACTCCCGTCGTTCTTTGCCTAGATAATGATGCCAGGAAAAAGATGAGAAGCATTGCTCAAAAAATGATGTCATATGATTTACGCGTCAAAGTTTGCCAGCTTCCGGAAGGATCGGATCCCGGCTCCCTTTCAAAGGGTCAAATGCTTGACGTAATCAGACGAGCTACCCCCTGGTCCAGGGAAGCGAGTCTTATCGATCGGATCCGGAGCATTTAATGCGAATTTGTCATATCGCGGATATTCACTGGCGAGGGTTGACTCGTCACGCTGAATATAAGAAGACGTTCGAAGATTTGGCTAACGATCTTAAGAGCAAGAATGTCGATCTGATCTTTATCGGTGGAGATATCTTCCACACAAAGACATCGGGCATCAGCCCGGAATATATCGATGCCATGACGTGGTGGTTCGATACATTGGCTAG